GGTAATTCGCGACCGCATTCTTTTCCTAGCGACAGCATTTTTTAAATAGGTTTATTGGAAACACCGATCAATGGCAGTAAAACAGCCGAAATATACGATTACTGATGACACGCTCATCGGCAGCTCTGAAGCGATGCAAGAGATGTTGGATTGCTCCGTGATGATGTTGAGTAACTACCGCAAGGACGGCTTGTTAGTTCAGCCGGAGCGCGGGAAGTACGACATTCCTGCCAGCATCAAGACTTACATCAAAAGCCTTAAGAACAAATCAGGCGCTGATGACATTGACTTCCATACTGAGAAGGCTCGATTGACCAAGATGCAAGCTGACAAGGCTGAGATGGAGGTCTTAGAGCTTTCGCATGAGCTAGTCAGAGTTGAGGAGGTCGTACAAGAGTGGCAATCTCAGCTAATGGACATGAAAGGCAAGCTGCTTTCGATCCCATCTAAGCTCGCTACGTTGGTAGCTGATATAGATAACCCAGCCGAGGTTCAAGACCTCATTGACACTTACATCCGAGAATCATTACAAGAGCTATCTGATTATGCAGGTGACAGGCGACATCAAGCGCAGCCTATTGAAAGCGATGGCGGTACTACGTCCTCCTCCGAAGCTGACAGTCAGTGAATGGGCTGACCGCGAGAGAAGGCTAGACGCACAGAGCAGCGCAGAACCTGGACGTTGGCATACATCAAGAGCCGAGTATCAGCGTGGCATGATGGACGCTTGCTGCGATCCGAAGAACGTAGAAGTGGTAATTATGTCTGCGGCGCAGCTTGGTAAGTCTGAGGCTCTGCTGAATATCATCGGCTATCACATAGACAACGATCCAAGTCCTATCCTTATGTTGCAGCCATCTCTGGACATGGCGCAGTCATTCTCTAAAGACAGGGTATCTGGCGGTCTTTTGTCATCCACTCCGTGCTTGAAGGATAAGGTCAGGTCGCCGAGGTCGCGTGACTCTGGCAATACTACGCTGCATAAGATATTTCCTGGCGGTTCTATCACTCTAGTAGGCGCAAACAGTCCATCAGGTCTGGCCTCGCGTCCTATCCGTCTGGTTCTGTGTGATGAGGTCGATAGATACCCAACCTCAGCAGGTTCAGAGGGTGATCCTATACAACTGGCAAGAAAGCGAGCGTCTACCTTCTGGAATCGCAGGATCGTGATGGTATCTACGCCTACGAACAAGGGCGCATCGAGGATAGAGACTGCGTTTGAGAACTCAGATCAGCGGCGCTATTACGTTCCTTGTCAGCATTGCCAGCATGAGCAGATATTGAAGTGGTCGAATGTTAAGTGGGTTGATGAGAACCCAGATACCGCTAAGTACGAATGCGAAGAGTGTGGGGTGTTATGGACTGACTCTGATCGCAGGAAGTCGGTGAAAGAAGGTAAGTGGGTTGCTACTGCTCCGTTTAACGGTGTGGCAGGGTTTGCTATCTCTGCCTTGTACAGCCCGTGGACGCCTCTTGCTGAGGGTGTCAGGGACTTCCTGTTGGTTAAGAAGAACCCAGAACAACTTAAGGTATGGACGAATACCTATCTAGGCGAAACGTGGGAAGATCAGGGCGAGGCTATAGACGAGTACAATCTCATCGAGCGGCGCGAGTCCTTCATGGAGAAGATACCTGAAGAAGTCCTCTTCCTTACGGCTGGGGTTGACGTTCAGGACGACCGACTAGAGATCAGTATCATCGGTTGGGGTAGAGACGATGAAAGCTGGGTTGTGGATCATCATGTGATGTACGGAGACCCATCTACGCCTCACTTATGGACATCGCTGGACAGTCGGTTATTCACAACGTATCCATCGCATAACGGCACAGACCTACCTATTAGGGCGACAGCTATAGACTCTGGCGGTCACTACACGAACTCGGTCTATTCCTATGCCAAGAAACACGCAGGTCGTAGAGTATTTGCAATTAAGGGTGTTGGTGGCGAAGGTAGAGCTATTGTAGGTAGACCATCGAAGAACAATATCGGCAAATGTCCTCTATTTCCTGTTGGTGTAGATACGGCTAAAGACTTGTTGTTTGCGCGTCTAAGAATCCCAGAAGAGGGCGCGGGATATATTCATTTCTCTGATACACTTAACGAAGAGTATTTCAGACAGCTTACGGCTGAAAAGATTGTGACTCGTTTTCATAAGGGTTTCAAAAAGCGAGTGTTTCACAAGACTAGACCTCGCAATGAGGCGTTAGACTGCTTTGTCTACGCTATTGCGGCTTATGCTATACTTGGCATCAATGTCAATGCTTTAGCTGACAAAAAGTCAAAGGTTGAGGTTGCAGAACCTCCCAAGACTGTGACTAGACAGCCGTTCGTCCCTAAAACTGGGCGCGGTTTTATCAATTCGTGGCGATAGGGACAGCCTATGTCTAACCTGTTTGATGCAACGGACGCCCCAGAAGGCGAACCTTTACAGATCGTTGCTGGTGACTTCGTACAATGGAAAGTCTCTAATCTGGTTGATGACTATCCCACAGATAGTTACACGCTGATATACACAGCTCGTATATCCGGAGCGCGTGATGAGTTCCAGATTACGGCTACTGGCGAGACTTCTCATTACCTAATTACTGCCTCATCTACTTCTGGTTACACGCCAGGAAACTACGATTGGCAGCAAGAGATCGTTCGGAACTCAGATTCTGCGCGAATCGTTCTCAAGCGTGGTACATGGAAGGTCTTGCCTGACTTAGACAATGCAGGAACTGACCTAAGAAGTCACGCTGCGTTGATGGTTAGCAAGATCGAAAGCATCTTAGTCGGCAAGGCTGACTCTGACGTTTCGTCTTATTCAATCAAAGGAAGGTCACTATCTAAAATGAGCTTTCAGGAGCTTATTGAAGCTAGAGATTACTACCGAGCGGAATACCAAAAAGAGAAATCCGCTGAAGATGCCAAGAACGGCAGAAAAGGCGTTTCTACGATTCAGGTGAGGTTCTAAATGGCGATTTTCGACATATTCACTAAAAAGGTGAAGCCAGAGCCTAAAATGTTCAAAAGAGCTTACGCTTCTGCAAACTCAGGCAGACTATTTGATGATTTTAAGTCATCTGAGCGGTCAGCAGACTCAGAATTAAGTCCAGTTCTCAAGGTTATCCGATCTCGTTCTAGGGATTTAGTACGCAATAACCAATACGCAAAGCGATATATCAACTTACTTAAGACCAACGTAGTTGGCGGTAAGGGATTTGGCTTGCAGGTTAAGGCGCTAGATACAGTCGGAAATCTCGATCAAGCTGGCAATTCTGCGGTTGAAAATGCGTTTTTACAGTGGGGAAAGCTAGGTAATCCCACTGTAGACGGCAGATTGAGCTGGGTTGACGCTCAAAAGCTCTGTTTAGAGACGTTGGCGCGTGATGGTGAGGTATTTGTCGTCAAACATCGCGGTTCTGGGTTCAAAGACTCGTTTGCCATTGAGTTCATCGAGGCAGATCAGGTTGATGAGACCAAGAATGAAAAGTTAAGTAATGGTAATGAGATTCGGATGGGTGTTGAGCTTAATAAGTTCAAAAAGCCTATTGCTTATCACTTTATGACTTACCATCCCGGAGATTATGACTTTACCACTATGACGTTTGCGAAGAAGAGCGTAAGAATACCCGCTGATAGGGTATTGCATATCTTCTTACCACTGCGATCAGGCCAAACTCGTGGAGAGCCTTGGTTGTCTCCTGCTATGGCTGGTCTAAAGCATCTCGGCGCATACATTGAAGCGGCATTGATTGCTGCGCGAGTTGGCGCTAGTAAGATGGGATTCTTTACAAGTCCTGCTGGTGACGGCTTTGTTGCTGACGATCTTGATGGACAAATACCAATGATGTCGGCAGAACCTGGCACTTTCCATCAGCTACCCACAGGCGTAGATTTCAAGAGCTTTGACCCTCAGAACCCTAATAACGAGTTCGAGAGTTTCCATAAGTCAGTCCTAAAATCAGTGGCTTCTGCTTTAGGTATTAGCTATACGTCTCTCTCTAACGACCTTGAAGCTACTAGCTATTCAAGTATCCGTCAGGGCGCACTCGAAGAGAGGGATTTCTACCGAGACATCCAGAACTTCATGATCCAACATTTCGTTCAGCCTATATTTGATAGCTGGCTAGAGAGCGCGATGGAGATGAACAGCTTCGGAATAAACATGAACAGGTACGATAAATTCGCATCTGCTGCTGAGTTCCGTGGTAAAGGTTGGTCTTGGATCGACCCTCTCAAGGAGATGAACGCATCAGTTCTAGGTTTGAAGAGTGGTATACTGTCAATTCAAGACGTTGCGAGCCAGTATGGTAAAGATGCTGAGGAATTAATGTCTCAGATAGCGCGTGATAAAGCATTAGCTGAACAATTTGGTATTAAGTACGCATTAGAACCTTATGGCGCTCAGTTTGTGCCTCAAGAGCCTGATTTGACTGATGACTAAGTACAAAGGCGTAGATATAGACACAAAGCCAACTGACGGCATGGTTTCGGCTGCTAGTCAGGCGTTAGATTGGCGTGAAGAGTACGGTCGCGGCGGTACTGCGGTAGGCGTTGCTAGAGCCAGAGATATCATCAATCGGCAGAACCTCAGTATTGATACTGTAAAAAGAATGTATAGCTACTTTGCTCGTCACGAAGTTGATAAGCAAGCAGAAGGCTTTAATTCTGGTGAAGAAGGATTCCCTAGCGCTGGAAGGATAGCTTGGGGTCTCTGGGGTGGTGACGCAGGACAAACGTGGTCTAAGCGCATTGTGGATAGGGTAAACTCTATTGATGATCGTAGTCTTGAAATGGAAAGGCCATATCCAAACGAACACGCTGCTCGGTTGGAAGACCCAGACAAATATCAAGACTTTAGGCGAGAGGCAGATGCTGGCGGTGAAGGTATAGATTTCATTTATGGTATCATTAACGAAACGGCTGAATTGCAAAGCATTAGATTCGATAAGACTAAATTCCCTGTCGATGCAGCAATAGCAAGGCTAGATGAGCATGATTATGAGCCGATTAAATTTGAACCTGCATCTGAGGAGCGGGAAATGACAGATATATCAACTGAAGTAGTTGTAGAAGAGACCGAACAGTCGGTTGACGATACAGCGATTGTTAGTGAGAACCTGACAGAAGAGCGAACTGAGACTGCTGAGGTAGTTCATCGCGCTATGTCTCTGGATGCATCTCCGATTGATGAAGAGAAGCGAACAGTAAGGATTGCTATCTCATCTGAAGAGCCTGTACAGCGCTCATTCGGTAATGAGGTATTAGAACATTCAGCCGAAGCGATTGACCTTTCGTTCCTTGCTTCAGGCAGAGCGCCACTACTCTTGGATCACGATCCAGAGAAGCAGATCGGCGTAATAGAATCGGTAGACCTTGATGGCTCGGCTCGTAGACTGCGAGCGACAGTACGCTTTGGAAAAGGCGCACTTGCTAGAAAGGCGTTCGATGATGTGTTGGACGGTATCCGCGCTAATATCAGTGTAGGTTATTCGATCAGCAAGATGCAGAAAGACTCTAGGGATGGCGAAACGTATATCGCTAAATCTTGGAGACCAATGGAAGCAAGTTTGGTGTCTATACCAGCCGATGTGACAGTTGGCGTTGGACGGTCGAGCGAGCAGCCAAAAAAACCCGAAATCGTAACTTATGTGGAGGACAGTAAAATGTCTGAAGTAGATATCGCGGCTGTAGAGGCTCAAGCCCGTCAAGCAGCCAGCAAAAACGCAGCTCAAATCCTTGAGCTTGGTCAGCGTCATGGTCAGACTGAGCTTGCTCAGAAAGCCATTGCTGATGGCACTCCAATAGAAGAGTTCCGTGGAATCGTTCTTGAAGCAGTAGGTAGCGAACGCGCCCTTGAGGCTCAGGAAATCGGTTTGACCAAAGAAGAAACCAAGAGTTTCTCTCTGGTTCGAGCTATCCACGCTCTTGCTAACCCAACTGATCGTCGCG